CCAATCGCAACCAAATAAAGTAAATGGCTTGCCAGAATAAGCAGCATCCATAATCCTAGGAATAATGTGTGGATAGTGTAGAGGCTGCCCAACATCGCCATATCCGCCTGCAACGCAGAAATACCGGAATACAACGCTAGGAATATTATAGAAATCCAAAAGCTCTTTAAATAAGTACTCGGTAGTAAATTTACTTCGGCCATAAGCATTAGGAGAGCCTATGGGAGCAGTTTCATCTTTGTGTGTAGTATTTTCTTGGTAAACAGATGAAGTGCTGGAAAATATAATTATAGGATTGTTCCTAGTATGCCATCCATTATCAATCAAATGGTGTAACATCTTAGCAGTGTTACCAACATTATTATAATAGAAATGAAATGGAATTTTTGCACTTAATGGAACGGAGGCTGATCCTCCGAGATGGAATATCTTGGAGATCTTATAATGTGCACACATAACTGCAAACATAGGATCTTCGTATCTACATGCGACTATTTCATCAATGTAGTTTTGTTTGCTTTTAGGCGTGGTCGAATAGACCATGTCACACCCTAAAACATTGTACCCCTGTTTCTTACAATGTTTTGCTAGAACTGAGCCAATGTATCCTGCTGAACCAGTTATTGCTACCCAGTCATTCTTTGTTATCATTATTAAACGTCTCAACACTCAAATCAGATGACATTAAATTATATGTTGTATCCATACCATCATAATTCCAAGGATACGTTGAATCCTCTGTAATACTTATCTCAGATGTTTTCATCAATTCTGCAGATTTGACTCGTTGTCGAAGCTCAGATGAACTAAATGTGTGACGGCGCCGATTATACCAAACCTCTATACCACGCTCCAAACAAATGTCCTTGCCTGTAAAGGGCATGCCTCGATATTCTTCTCCGATGATTCGAACATCAATTTGAAGAATATTCAACAAGTCTTCTAGATCCTTTTCTGTTTCATATACATAGATTTCATCAACGAGTTTAGTAGCCTTTAGCTGTAGCTGTCTCTCGACAATGGACTGAATTGGCCTGTTCTTAAACGATCTATCAATAGTTGGATCGGTTTGTAGTCCAACTATCAAGTAGTCGCATACCTGCTTTGCTTGCTGCAACATATCAATGTGCCCGGCATGAAATAAATCAAATGTCGAGCATGTAAATCCAGTTTTGTTATTGTTCATACGTACTCATAGCTCAAAAAGTTGTCCCATCGAAACGAACGCCATTCGTTCTTATCTAAATCAAAAACACTTTGAACATCCCGGTTCTTTTCTTTTGTTCTGTCTGTTTTTCGTTCGTATTCGGTAACTATATCCTTGTTGAGAGATGCTAGCATCTCTCTTACAGTTCCATCAGCTTTCTTAAACTTAATTTTAAGGGGTCCAGCATTAAGCATTTCTACAACAACGTTGCGCAAAAGAAGATCGTCACTCATTGTCTTCCTTTTCTAACTTAACATTCTTCTTCTTAGAAGACATTTCGGATAATTGAGCTTCAATAAAAAGTTGCTTAAACAAGATCTTCTTTTCCCGGTTGCTCATAAGACATAGCAGTCTCTTAAGAGACCTATCCAGCCTAAATGATGAATTTGTTTTCAATTGTCATTCCTTGTAATAATAAATGCTTCTTTCGCTAGTTTTTGAACTCTACCATTAATTTTTACAACATAGTATCCCTTACCTTCAATTTCTTCTTCATTAATAATATCCCCAACATAAGAGATCTCATTCATTCTGTTCTTAAACTTAACATTAGGACGAACAGTATACAACTGTTGTCTACGGAACTGATTATTTCTTCTATTATAAAATGTAGTCATAGCGGTGTCATATCTTTAATAAAAAACTTATCCTTAGGTATTTTATACCTTTCACTTATCATAGTCAACAATGATTCTTTATCGCTACTTTGACCTACAAACTCGTCTGTTATGTCCCAAGCATAAAACATTGTTTTATCCTTGTTGTAATGAACATATAAAGGGATAGACCAGTCTTGTTCTTGTATGTCAATTTCTTTAATATTTTGTTTATGTTCGTTCCAAGCATTTAATATGCAAATAAAAACATTGTAAACGAGTAAAGCGATCGCTACTACAACAAATATCTCTAACATTTTACAGGCAGTTCTTCCCAAGAAGGCGAACTATTAATATTGTTCAGAAACTTGGTAAGCCCATTCTCATCTAGTTTGAGATGTTGCTTGGAACCACTTGGGTTATATTGTGTAAGCATATAGTTTCGATTATATACTTGTTCAATAACAATAGAACTATTAGTCTTTATATTTTTAAAACTATGCAGAATGTTTTTCATAACCTAGATATCCATGTTTACAAATAAAATAACTATCAATGATGTCAGAAGATGGATTCCATTGCTTCTCAGTTAATAATAACATATTCTTTAAATTAAGTCCAGTCTCTTGAACAAATGCTGTCTGCATAAGTTCTTTATTTGCATTTCCCTTACCAGTTGCAGTTTTTTTAATTACAGTAGGGGGTAAGGGAATAATGTTAATGTTATGTTTCCACATTATATATTTTAATATACCAGTATTTTCAGCTATATGAAAGACTCTGCCAGTGGATGCATAACTGTAGTCTTCAATGAAGACTGATGTTATGCCATAATCATTTAAATTATTTAAAACCCACTTAGATATGTTTTCATACCTTTCATACTGGCTACCGTAAGAAGGAAAAAGACTGCCCTCTAAAAAATTATTAGAAAACAGTCTTTTGTTATTATCAGTAAGATACTTAAACTTACAAAATTCAAAACTAAATTCTTCATCACCTAAAAATAGACATAATGCAGGTGATGTAAGCGATAAGTCAATTCCAGCAACTGACATTAATCGTCAAAACCCTCGTCATCATCTTCATCTAGTTCATCAAAGTCATCATCTTCTTCCTCTAAATCAGTACCGCACTGAGGACAAAAATAAGCTTCTTGATAATCGTCGTGAACATCCATCACAGTGAATTCATTATCACAATTGTAGCAATAATGCATACCGACTGGTTGATTGTTTTCCTCTAGTTGCACCATGATTGTTTAGCCTCTCCGAAATATTGTTTTGCAAATTGACTTTCTATTAAAGATTGTCTTAAACTCTTGTTATCTACAATAATATCACCTAATACCCTACCACCATACTTATCCCAACTTTTTATCTCTATACTTATTTGTTTACCCTTAGAAATAAATTTTTTTGTGTGTTCCGTTGCTATTTTTGCTTTTGTTGATTCAGCTTTACACTGAGCTCTAGGTGGCTTTTCTGGAGTATCCACTCCATATATTCTGACTTTGATTTTATCACCAAGCTCAGATGGTAGCCACTTCGCTTCTACTTCAACTGTGTCGCCATCTACTACTCGTAAAACTTTCCAGTCATAAAGAGCATATGCATTAATAGAATAGTGCAAACAAAACAATAAAAATATCCATTTTATCATATTAATTTATCTTGCGAACCTGGTTCGAGCGTACCACATTTATCTGCTTCATTTAAAATGTCATTATACTCAATTGGATCAATTGGATATGTCAGACACATTTTGTTATGACTATTTTTGGGTACATGAACCTTACACTCCTTTTTAGGAATGAACTGTTCAACAATTTTATCGTCGTTTATGTGTTGTATAGGTTGTCCATTATCATCTCTTATTGCATGAATACAGCAAAACGTTGTGTTATCTTCTAGAGTTGTAATTGTATGTCTTCTAAACGCTCTAGTTATAAACATAGAAGGAGCAGAATATATTCTTTCTTCTTCTTTCAGCCCTGCCTCAGGAACAGCTCCAAATAACACTTTAACCTTGCCTGTGACTACTAAAGTTGTGTGATCATAATTATGATAATGACCTTTATACTCTACCCCAGCAGTTTCTATTTGATGCATCTTTACAAAAACGTTGTGACTGAACGCATGTAATATTTCTATCCCTTCACCATGATTTTGTGCGATACCATTATCCATTATGCAGCACTCCCCCAGACATCTTCCCACTGACCTGATAACGCACCCTTAGCATAATCGGTAGCTCTATTTTCAAAAAAGTTTGTATGTGTTGGTGCATTAATCATTTCTTCTACCCAAGGAAGTGGATTCTTCTTGACCTTGAAGATGCCCTTAAGTCCAAGAGAGATTAGTCTTCTGTCAGCAATATATCTGATATATTTTTTTACATCCTCTTCTGTTAGCTGTGGCATCTCGCCCATACTAAATGCCAAAGAAATGAATTTGTCTTCAAGCTCTACCATTTTTTCTGCTATTGTATAGATCTGTGATTTGAGGTTGTCGTTCCACAATTCTCGATTTTCTTCAATATAGGTTCTGAACAACTTAATCATTGATTCTGCATGCATAGTTTCGTCGACAATTGACCACGTTACAATTTGACCCATGCCTTTCATCATTCCGTGTCTTGGGAAGTTGAGTAACATAATAAACGAACTGAATAGTTGCATTCCTTCGGTAAATGCGGAAAATGCTGCTATATTAGTAGCTACAGATTCTGGTGTACCGTTTTTTGAAGACAAGTCCATAAAATATTCGTGTTTATCTCTCATCTCCCCATAAGCAAGAAATTCGTTATAAGTTGCATCAGGCATTCCCAATGTTTCTATCAAGTGAGAATATGCTGCAACATGAAGGGCCTCTCTTGCTGCAAATCCTAACAGCATCATTCTGACTTCTGGTTGCTTAAAGTATGGCAAGTAGTTTTTTACATATCCCCCAGCAACATCAATATCTCCTTGAGTAAAAAATCTAAAGATATGAGTTAAAAATTGCTTCTGGGCAGGTGTTAGTTTATTTTTCCAGTCTTTTACATCTTCCAACATAGGTACTTCTGTGTGTAGCCAATGGGCTTGTTCATGCTTAAGCCATTCTTCATATGCCCATGGATAATTGAATGGCTTGTAGCATGCTCGTTCTTCTGTTAGTTTGTGTTTGGTCTTAGCCATGATTCTCCTTTAACTTACCCATGTTACTAGTGATTGTCGTAGTCCTGATGTTACCGGTGTTACTTCGTGAAGCATACTCGAATGAAAAATAGTCATCGTTCCTTGCTGTCTAGGGCATTTAATTATATCATTGTTGGAATAGATAATCAAATCCCCTCCCTCATATTCTGATTCCTCTGTTAGCTGTAACGAAGCCGAAAGTTTTCGGCCTCTGAGTTCTTTACCGCCAACATCTGTATGTTTTTTATAAAATCCTTGATACTCCTGACTGTATTCAGTAAACTGATATCCTTCCCACTTATCGAGATCTCCTATACCTATATTGAAATATTTGTTCTCTA